TGAGTCATGTCTGGCAGTGTCTCTAGATCAACTTTGCTACCGAGACACTTAATAATGCTCGGGTCATGAAGAACAATTTCAATATCCCGGAAGGAAGTAACGAAGCGGGCCTTAAAGTCCAACTTCGATATCTGCGGCCGCACTGTGAATGCACCAGTAAACGGGATCTGACATTTTGAAGCGGAAGATCCGACGTAAAAACGAGCCCTGATCGTGCCACTCAACCTTCCAGATGGAGTCTCCAGCTCTTCCAACGTTTGCCCAGTCCTCTGTAGACCAGGTACGCCCGCCGTCATCGGAAAATTGCATCATCACAAACGGCCCTTCATCGTCTTCATCTTGCGAAGACGTCCCGACCCCGGTTTCCATGATAAGCTCAAGTCGATTTAAGGTTATTTCCTTCCCCGGTTTCCCAATCGATTCACCCGAAAAAGTCCCTGTTTCTCTGATTCTTAAGATTTCCTCGCCGAATTCATCAAACGTATCCTTGTCCAGCTCGTAAATATTGCCGTTAGTGGCGTCTGTGACGTAGTTTTTACGGTTGAAGTAGATGAATGAGGACGCAATGTAGCGTTCTGTTTCGGAAGTCCCTGAGGAAAGATCAAACCATCCGTTTTCAATACCAACGCTCTCGTTAAAACAGAAGGTTCTGCCCTCTGCTGGGAAGGTAATAACGTAGAAATTCTGTCCTTGGAACTGGAAAGTATTCCCTTCAGCGTCATCGATGGTCGCAAACCCTTCGATTACGTTGGCGACATTTATCGGTGTAACGTTTTGCTCTTGAGCGCCCTGGAGGAAATAAATTCTCCGGTCATCACCCAGGAAATAAAACCCGTTGTCGTTCTTTGCAACCGAATGAAGAGCCGCCAAACCTACCTGAATGATCGCCCCCAGGATCGGGGAGAACGGAGGATTTCCGGTCCCCGTGCTTTCCCACGGCTCCAGAGTTTTATCGCCCATCATCCAAGCGAGTTTGTCGTATACAAAGACGCGAACCAGGTCATCAGCATAAGATTCAGCTGTCCCGTAGTTCAGCCCTGAAATTGTCCCAGCAGCCCCAACGTTTGAGGTTACAAACCGCCCACCATCCCCATCATAAAGAATCTGATTATTTAGATGGGCGCAGGAATTCGGGCTCTCAAGATCTGCGTCGGTTATCTCAGTAAGGGTTGTTCCATTCCACTCGTAGACATTGCCTTCGGTGACGATAATGACGCTCTCGCCAATACCGTCAAATATGCACTTCGCGGAACCTGGAATCGAACCCAAATTTGTTCTAGCGCCAGAGGTATCGATGGAATACAGATTCTCCCCGGATACCTGATACAAGACTTCTAAATGCTCGAAAGCACCACGGCACGGTCCATTCCCCGTCGAGAATGACGCAAGGCCGGGGAAAGAGTTAAGAACAAAGTTCTTTCCTATAACCTCAGGATAGAGGTTCAGGGTTTTCTGGTTGGAGAGGAACTTTGAGCGTGATTCGGAGGAAGGGCCGGTAACGTTGATCGGCACCGCAATCATTTTCATCAGAAATTAGTCGCCTCGTCGGTCGGCTCATAATTAGGGGCGACTATTCGCCGAATCTCCCGCTTCGCCTTCCACCCATGCTCGCCTGCCTCTCCAACCAAACGCATATAGCGTTCATCGGAAATACCAGAACAGCGCTTTAAAGCAACCAGGAGCTTGATATGCGGGGTGACGTCGTCCGGAACATCGCCGGTTGTCGAGAAGGTAAGCAGGCGATCTGCCTTTAAATCGGCATATGTTTCATCAATCGCCTGCTCTATATCGGTCTGCTGATTATAGGAAGCAGCCTGACCTATGACCTTTTTACCAAGATACTCCAGGACTTGGTCCCGGAGTTCGGCCTTACTTGGCATTCTTCACCGTCAGGGTTTCTTTGGCCACTTCCTGAACCAACTCATAGTTCGGGTTCTTCTTTGCCTTTTCTATAAAAGGTCCAGTGAATTCCACAACATCACCAGTTTTGTGGGTTTTGCCCTGATACCCTGCAACCTCTCCATCTACCTTCTTGATGAACTTAAACTTCACTGCCTTATCGCTCATTTGATCACCGCTGATTGAGTTAATGAAATGTTTTGCCCTGAACGCCTAGCCCTATCAACCTTGTCCAAGCGTTCATAGACTTGTTTTGCGCCACTGTGCGCGGCTTTCTTTAGTTCGAGCTGGCGCATCTGCTCATCACACTCGGCCATTTTCGCCTCATGCTGATTCGCCATCTCAAGGAATTCGTTTTTCGCTTTCTCTTTGTTGAAGCGGTAATCTCTGCCCTCGATGTAATCGCTTTTCATCAAAGGGGAAGATGGATGGATAACTACTTCAATCCCTTTACCCATTGCATATCCAATCCAGGCGGACATACAGGGCTGTTGCATGAAGTACTCGTGATTATCTACAGCCATATCCACGCCATAGATTGAAATTTGTTCATAGTCCCCTATGAGGGCCATAGCCATCATGTAAGCCGGGGTGCTAGTTAAAAACCCTTTTAATGCCTCGGCTCCGTATGGGAAAAATCTGATATGAGGAGCCTTGATGGGGAATTTCTCGCCCACAACGAGCGGTATCCCAAGGTTCGCTAAAAACTCAGGGTATTCTGGAGGATGTTCCGAAAGGTCATCGTGTATCTCGAATATTCTGGTTATTCGTTTGTCCCGGTAACGGTCAATCTGATTACCGTGAACCCAGATTTCAAACGTCTCATCGGAGAATGGAGCATCAACCCAACTCGGCGAACCGCCAACAATCGCAACCTTTTTCAATTAGCCCCCAAAAGAAAGGGGCGGCTGTTTACACCGCCCCATTTTGGTTAGTCAAGCGTGTAGTAAAGATCCAAAGTAACCGTTCCGGTCGCGGTCGTGGCCGCATCGCGCACCACGCCTTGAACCTTCAGGCTGCCATTCGGATCGGTCGTCTGACCATTAACATACTCCCACGCCTTTTTGCCGAAGTTGGCAATGTCCTTAACCACCACAGCGCCTACGTTTGCAGTAGACACCGAGGACAAGGCCAGGCCGTCATTCAGGCAATCATCGTCGGAGGTGATATTGCTATCAACCGCGATGAAGCCAAGGTCAAGAGTGGGAGAGCCAGAGGTCGCCAGATCATCCCAGTACACACGGCTGCAACCAAGGATTCGGGCGTTCGAGGGAACATAACCAAAATCAATGGTAGTGCCGGATGCTGAAGCGGCAAGCTCGATGGTCGCGCACAAGTTTTTAGCCTGGTACGCCTCACCTTTACCAACCGCAACACCGGAATGTGCTCGTCTTTGAGTAGCTGTTGCCATGTCAACCTCCTATTAGCTATCAACAGCGGCGCTGTAGAAATGGGTCAACATGCCGTGCTGCTTATTGTTGTAGAAAATTTTCTTGATATCGTGCTTCATCGTGATACCAACACCATTCTGGTGTTCGTAGTCGTCTTCTTTACGGCGCTTGAACGAGGCCAGTCGGCCAATACCAAAGCCAACAGCCTGAGCGCCACAGAAAAAGCCGATACCAACGCGGGAAGAGCTATTACCACCGGTAGCCAAGCTATCAGCGCCCGCATTCGCGCCCCAAACGCCATCCCAAGGTGAACCAGAGCTATCGCCATCAATGAACTTGGCGATATCCGGAACCTTCTTGATGATGACGCCGCTATACAGAAGGTCACCACCAGTGAAGATCGGGTTATCCATTACTTCACGGGGGCGGGCCTCGCGGTTAGCTTGCGCAATCGTGGTGTCCGCCTGAAGATCTCGGAAACCAAACTGATCACAGAAGAACACGTACCACGGCTCATCGCCTTTCACCATGATCGGGCGGATCAAAGGATTGGCGCTTTCCGCCATACGCTTCATCAGCAAAATACGTGACGCGGTCAACTTATCGTTGGTCGTGTCGATATTCGCCAAAGAAGAGGTATGGTTTCCAGCAGACAGGTTCGACTTTGCAGCACCGTACAGGATGCGATCCTGATTGTTGGTGTTCCAAGTATCAAACGCAGCCGCAGTGGCAGCCGATGACCCGTAAGCGCCAACGCTTCCACCGTAGTTGTAATACGTGCCGGAAGCCTCAATCGCACCCATCGCCTGTATGATCTGATCGCGTTTCCACTCCAGCGCCCAATTCATTAGGGCCGGTTTGGCTTCCTCGAACAAATCAAATTCGGCTTTCTCGTTCTCCTCGTTGTCGATCAATACGCCCTTTCTCCAGTACGTAGGCTGGAGGGTCATCGCATAGTTCGACAGTGCGGATTCTTGGCCGGTCAGAGAGTTCGACCCGCTTACAGCACCGCCGTTGAGTTTGGCGACAAGAGGAATCGAAACTTTCTTCAGGTCTTTGTTGGTTTGGATGATGGCGTTTTCATCATCACCAATGTGCGGTCCGAAACGTCCACCACGGACGTACTCTTTGCGCACCTTGTTTTGAAAATGAGTAACTTGGTTACTCGAATGAATAGTACTAGATGCCATTTGGGTTTACCTCTAAGGCTTACCCGGCGCGGAAGATATCCTTAATATCTGTAATTTCTTTAACAACTTGATTGTTGTTTTTGCCTGCGCCAGGAGAATTGATCAAAGTGGCAACTTCAGACGCGACAGATTTTGGCTCTTTAAGCTTCCCTTCCTTCCTCAGCCGCTCAATGACCTGTTTCTCCACATCCGCATACAATTTGCTCTTTGATTCCTTGGCGGTCTCGTAAGCAAACCTTGCGGGTTCGGGATGATCTCGGAGCTTCTGAACAAGCGATGGGTCAGTTTGGGCCAGCGTGACGAAATGCTTTTCCATGTCTTCGTAATCGACATGGGTTTCAAGCATTCTTTCACGCGACTTGTTGGTCACTTCGGTAAAGCGCTCAGATTCCCATTTGGACCGAAGGTATTTTTCATAGCCTTCAGGGTCTTCAAGGGGATCTGGTGCGTTTTCGTCCTTTTGTCCGGACTGCTTCCGAAGACTGGCCAACTCGGCTTCAAGGGCCTGTCGTTTACGTCTTTCGTCTAAAAGTGCCTGTTTAGGGACTGATAAAGGTTCGGCAGATGGCGGCTCTGCGGTTTGAGGTTCTTCCTTTGCTTCGGGCTCGGCTTTCGCTTCCGCCTCTGGCTCGGGTTGCTCCTCGGGTTCGCCCTTTGACTCTGGCTCCGGTGTTGATTCCTTTACGGTCTCAATTTCCGGCTCATCGTCCTTAAACACATCCATAACGGATATTGCGCCGGGTTCAACGGCGTCATCTTTGTCAGTCATGATTTACCTCAAAAGCGCCCGAAATGCGGCGGCCATATACGCCCGAGAACCCGGCGGCGGTACTTCCTGAATGGAAATTCGTTAAACTGAAATGGAATTGACTCGTTGTGGTTGAGTCATCATCAGAAGATTTTCAATCTCTTTCTGGACGGCTTCGCTGTTCGTCTTTCTAACTTCAGCCGGTAGCCTTGCGGCTTTCATTTGCGTATCCACAGCCAGCGATTGGGCTTTAGCGCCTTTAAGCTGGATATCAGCTTGGCGATCAGCTGATTCCATTTCCATTGCGCCTTGCTGAGCCTGAGCAGCGGCAGCCCTGCGCTTCTCAATACGCTCAATCAGCTCTTCCTTCCCTCGAAGGTCGGAAAGCTCGATTAGCTCGATGATATCGATATCAGAATTGGAGCCAAACTTAGCCAGCATCTCGAATTGTTCTTGCTGGGCATTGATTACATCAAAGGACTGGTCAAGGATGATATCCACATCCAGTTCTGGAACAGGATTCTGGATATCAACAAACTCATTAAGCTTCGCCTGAGCGGCTTGAGCGATCATCGGGTCTTGATCTTCGGCGGACTGCATCAGGAATTGCATGGAAGCCGCATATTTCACGCGATCTTGCGCCGGTATGGATTCGTCCATGATCTTCTCTTCAAGAAACTCCTGCGCCGTAATGCGGGTATTTAATCCAACCCAACGCAGATTCTTTTGGTCATCAGTGACCCGAATCCATTTCTCTTCGGTCCAAAACTGTTTAACCCTGGCCCAGATTTGACGATGGATACGCTTTTCCCAGGCGGCCAACAGTGAATAATCTTGGTTAAGCTCAATGGTTCCAGCGGCCTGGAGTTTGTCGATAGCGCGGCCGGATAAGTCACCCTGTTGGCGCTCTCCGGCAAGCTGAGCATTGAACGACACAGCATCCAATTCCGCCTTGGCGTCCATGTACAGCTCAAACTGACCTTTCGCCATGTCGCCGGTTTGCATGACCTCAAAGTCACCACTTTCACCCTCGTATTCAACGTGGCCATCGGGTTTTGCTAATTCCCGCTTGAGCTCATTTACATCCTTAATCGCACCCTTTCGTGCCATAGTCTGACGCTGGCTCAACAGGTGAAGCGCTTTCGAGCGGCGGTGATTTATCTCGTCTTGCTGGTCAAGGAACCCAGCCACCTCACCGTAACGCTGATTGTCCCGATCGATATTGGCGCATACCAATTCAATTGGGCAGCACGGATCGCCGTCATCATCCAGATAAGGCGAAACCTCAGGTTCTCTAAGGAACGTGTTCCCGGAGAAGATAGAGAAGTACCACTTGCCGCCCTTAATGCAGAAATGGACGGCTACCCGGATTCGTTTGCGCTGCTTGTCAAACCACCGGGGACGGTCTTCGAAGGTGTCATCTGAGTAGTTATCGGATTCAGAAAGCAGTTGAGTTATATTCGCGTCTGGGAATTTCTCCTCTGCCTCATCCTCACCCATCCACCAGTAGAAACCAATGAACCGGGCATCTGAAAAGTCTTTCTTCCGTGAATGGGGGTCGAAGTAGATTCGATCCCAAGGGATGTGGTTAATCTCGATATTGACGTCCCCGGTCTTCGGATTCTGGCTAACTATTACCGAAGCGCCACCATAGCCCTCAATAAAGAACTCTTCAGCAACATCAATACGAGTGCTTCCAAAGTCGTTTTGGTCAGCAACGTAACGGATCGCGTCCGTTATTGCGTGCGCTGACTTTTCATGCTTCTGGGTTCGCGGAAAGGCTTTAGGGTCAGACTTCCTGAGGTTGTACAACCCAAGCAATCCCTTAACCTTCGGACGAATGCGGTTAACTACAATCGGCGCCTGTTTGCGCTTGGTCAACTTCTCAATTTCAGCCGCAGTCCACTGCTTATGGTCAAAGTAATCCCGACACTTCTCCGACAATGCGCGAGCGTCCATGGTGTCCATCATGAACTGCTCTACTTGATCTTTAACGGTCGTTATATCAGGTGTCATTAAATGGTTTTCCAAGGATTCTCGTCATCGTCGTCGGAGCCATAGGAGTCGCGCTGTTTCCTCTTTGGCTCGGTATCTATCTGAACCTTTTCACGCCAGGCAATCGCCAAATACCTAAACGCGTCGGCATAATGGGAGGACCAATCATGCTCCGGGTTTTTCTTTAGCGAAATCTCATCAACCTGTAATTTGCGCTGATATTTCCTCAAAGCTCTCAAGCCTTCAGCGCAACCGTCTTTATCAAAATAACAACGCGGGAATGTTGTCCTTGCTGCTTGAATGCCGTCTTCCCTTGAAAGGCCTGGGACTATTCGAACCATGCCCCAACCAAGTGCCGCTAATAACTGTTGCTGTACAGACTTGCCGCTCGCCGCAAACGTCTTAGCTTTCGCATCATGCGGCAGCCAATGGCAGGCGTATTTGTATTTAGTTCTGTGCTCAAGCTCCTTGATCGGCTCGCCTTTCTTGACTACCGGCTCACCGTCAACGATATCAATCGTTGTTTGAACCCCAAGAATCTGGGTAACAAAATGACTTGGAGATCCGCCGCTTAATGCGTAGCTCTCCAGAATGTGAATTTCCCCACTAATCACCTGATACCACCAGATAGCGGTATCATCGGTATGCCCGATATCCCAAGCCGTGTAAACCTCGGTATCTGGATCAAATTGGACTTCTCTTATTCGACCCTCATCGTAAGCGCTTCTCAGCTCGTTAGCGTAGATCGCGCCTTCAACCCAGTTCTTGCATTTCCCGTCCCATACGTGATCGTAAGCGTCTGGGTCTTTGCGTTTGAGCTCCAGCCTCTCCTCTTCCAGTACAGCTGGGAAAAACGGGTTATCGCGATAATTTATGAAAACAACTTTCGCGTTTCTTGGCGGATCAATAACAAAACGCTGGTATGTCTCGTCGTCCTCGAACTCAGGGTTAAAGGTTAGCCAAATCTCTGATCCGTCTTTCCGGATAGTCGGGATAAGCACATCCCACGACCTTTTAGAGACCGCTTGAGCTTCTTCAACCCAAACCCGATCAGCGCCCTCATAGGATTTGATCTTGGTTACATTATGGTGTAACCCTTCGAACGTGAACTCGGTTCCGTTAATGCCTCTGATGACGGTGTTCTGGCAATCATAGAAGTAACTCAGCCCGAGCTCTTCAACCTGATCGCTTAAAAGCTTGTGGACAGAGTCCCTGATGGAGTTTTGAAACTCGCGAGCACAAAGAACGCGAAGTGTTTTCTGTGCGCCTTGGATTAATAAGGCCCTTGCGACACCCCACGACTTAGCCCCACCTCGACCACCGTATAGAACCTTGTATCGTGAAGGCTCGAATAAGCATTCGAGCTTTTCAGGGAACTCAGCCTTTATCCTTTGTTCCGACAAAGGAAACCTCTATGGATGTTTTAAGAGGTCGTTCTTGGTCACCCGCAATAACTTGGGTTGGCTTACCGTCCAGCCTATCTCCAATTTCCTTGATGGCTTGCATATCGCCGTCGAGTGCCATCTCAATCAGTTTCTTTGCGATATCGCGAAGAGCCAAGCCTTTCTTGGTGCCGCTGTAATTATCCAGCGCATATTCAAGCGCAGCCCTCCACTGAGAGCCCTTTGCTGCGTTCTGGTTTCCTTTTGGTGCGGCCATGTTGATTTAACTATAAGCGAATGATTCTTAAACGTAATCCGATAGAGCCGAAACAGGGTTATTCTCACCCACCCGAAGCTCTATGATCCGCTCCAAGGTGTCGCCTGCGGCTGTGACAATCTTGCAAACTACCCGATACAAACCGGGATCGCTTGCGCTCAGTCGGCATGTGCTTGTAGTTGTGGTATTGGATTCTGCGGCTATCGTTAAGCCGCCGTCTTCGTTCGTCCAGGTGTCTGAGCTGATGGTGTCGGTATCCAGGTCACCAGCCCAGTTAATCGTATATCTCAGGGCGTCGTTTTCATTTTGAGTGGCCCTAAATACTGGGGACCAGTTGGAGTTGAAGGTAGGCACTATCCGGCCTTCCTTACTGCACGTTTAAGCAGGCCGAGGTTTGGGCCCGGAATGAATACTTTGCTATAACGGCGCTCGGTTTTGATGATCTTCTTCACTAACAACCCCTCTTCCCCCTGCCGCGTTTCTTCTTCATTCCTGGGATTTC